TATTAGAGCCAATCAATCTTGCTAGAATGCCGACACCGAAACCAAAGTAGATCAGTTGGTTAGAGAAACCAAATGTCTTAGTTAGATCGAACAAGTAAGGCCAGATTTGTACACCACCAGCACGCGGAATTATTTCATCAATAATCGATGCGCGATAGTCGGCATAGGTAATAGTCAAGTCGTTGACTAGTAGATTTGCGTTAGCATTGCCAATATCAATAACAGTAGATTTCGTTATACCAAGTACATCGTTAACAATCCGCATGATATCTTCTGCGGTACCATGACTATTATTAAGTGCAATCTTAGTATAGATAGCAACTCGATATTCTATGTCTCCGAGAAATCCACTAACAGCGTAAGGGTCACGGTCAAAACGCATACGTGCCACACCGAAAGCACGCCCTGCTGGTTGAGAAATGAATCCAAAGAACGGTAAATAAACCGAGTTGGGTATTTCTCTGGTCTTACCAACGATACTGCCAACACCATCTAATTGTACGCCTTCCGCAGTATCGATCCATCGTTTAGTATATAATTCATTTTGTGTAACATCTAGTTCAACTAATGGCGGGTAAAATGCAGTAACGAAAGCCTCAGTATAGGGCTTGCCTTCATGTTGCGCCAAGAAATGCGACCAAGCAATGGCCGCATGATCATGTAAAAAGCCTAGTGGATCATCTGCCATTAAGACACTGCCACACTAATTCTATCGGTAGCGAAACGAGACAATTCTCTAACAGCAATATTTTTGTTGCCTAAAGTATATTCTCCTGGGGCGGGGACCGTATCTGGCGAAATAGTTACCGCAGTCATTATAATAACCGAGCCAATACCAGAAACCTGTGAATAAATCGGTCCATAGAAACGTTGCGTAATGATATCTTTACCAACGCCAAATTCATTACCTGTTTTGGCAATGATTTCAGCTATGAATGTATCACCATTAGCTGGAAACGTTTCTTCATTATACTTGTTCACTGAAACCATTACCCAAACATAAACTGGCACTGGTCTATTAAAACTAATTGCATGAGTATAACCAGCACTATCTGTAACATCTACTGTAATAGAGCCAAACGTTGCTATACCAGCAGCTTTCACTCGAAAGATTTCATTACCAATAGCTTGCGGATCACCGCCATATGCAACTACTTCTATACAATGTGGCTCTCTACCATCACTGTCAACGAAATCGTTTTTGTTTTCATAGACCGATACACTCATTAGTCCAAGTATATTTTGTTCTAGATTAGCTCGTATTGCATTAAGTGTAGCGGCACCTAGTCTATATACTCCATTAACGTATCGCATACGCAATTGATCATCGGTTTCAGTTTGCCTACCTGATTGGCCAGGAGTAACGTTATTAACTCTTTTAAGTCCATCTCTTGTAGTAACGATCTGAGTTATACTATCAATTGGTATCTCTAGTTCACCATAATTCTCAGCCATTACCAAGCCAGTTGTACCGAATTCAAGTACAGAAATCCCAACGGAACGATTAACTTGAAAACCAATACCATCAACGCGATAGATACGAATTGTATGAGCATCTTGCACAATTGAATAATTAGCCGATACCAACAATGGCGATAGATGATTAGCAATAATTACGTTGGTATCACCAAGAATAGCGACATAACTTGCAATGACTGTTGGTTCACCAGACTTAACCAAAGATATAGAATAAGTATTACCAGTAACAGCAGTATCAACAGATACTGTAATATCACCAGTATTGTTCGCATCAATGATTAAGTCTGTTTGCAACAAGAAGTTTTCACGACTTGTTTCGGAACGAACAATAGTTCCAGTTGGAATAACACTATTTTGCACGCCATAGAAATTTACCCAGGCAAGAGACTGTAAAGCAAACAGCCTAGTAACACCAGCAAAAGAAACCGCATGATCCAAATTAACACCAAATGCGGAAATTGGATACATCGCATGATAAACTGCTTGCGCCAGTTCCCAAACGACTGTTTCACGTTCCGCAAAGACATCAATAAATTGACCAGTAATAGAGTCAGGTCTAGTTTCAAATGTAAGTTGTGTTTTAGACTGTAACGAATCAATAATAGCTTGGCGGATTTCTGGCAGTCGCATACGCGAAAAGCCAGTTGACAACACACCATAATCAGGAGAATTTACTACATCAGACATTATGTGCAGTATCCAATTTCACTGAATCTCTGACGGGACCGTAATCTGTTATTGCTTCGAATTCAACTGACAAGCTTCTCCTGGCGCGGTCCCATACCATTGAGAAGCTTTCAATTCGGATCACATGTGGAACAGCATTAATATGTGCTCTGAATATAGTTTCTATAGTAGACATGCGAGGATTTTTAATTAGTATTTCTTCAAGATATGGCACGCCGAAAGTAACATCAAGAAACCATTCACCAAGAAACGCCAGGAGTGTTATTTTGATTTGTTGACATACCTTATCTGCGCCATTGATTGGAAAGATCGAATGACGTATTACTTCAGTAACAACTTTATCTAACTGATCCCACAACGATTCTTCATTATCCCATTTACTTTCATCATTATCCCATAACGATAGTGCTTTTGGTGGTAGTTTAGGTAGTGTAGGAAACCACAAATCATGGTCTGCACGCGATAGTGCTAGATCATAATTACCTAGTGTTTCACTCATACTGGTGTACTCGTTGTGCCAAGTCCCGGTTGCACGCCAGGATGACGATGATTTTCCAAAACGAATATTCTAGCTGGAGTATTTACAGTAATACTCTGTGCTTTTAGCGTCATATTGCCACTGCCATCTATAGTAACTCCACCTTTATCGTTACCAATTACTATAGTTCCATCTGGCTTTATTCTTAGTTCTGCTTTATTAAACTTCAACACAACGTCATTGGGATCAGCAACAATGCCACTAGGCTGACACCCAGGTATAGCAACGCAATCCGAAAGATCAAATTGTCTGGGGTCATCAGGCATATCCTTATTACCAGATAACCAACCTTCCATCGATCGTTGCTGGAAGGATAACATTACGCCATCGCCCGGTTTAATTGGCATGGTTAAAGTAGATGCACCACCACCACTTGCAGCCCATACTATCGGAACTTCAACGATGTTAGGCGCAGGTAACGATTCATCACTAGCAACTCGTTTCGGTAGATCAGGTTTTACTACTGCACGATTAGTTGCAGCATCATAAGAAATTACAGTGGCAGGAATTTGTGTATTAATCTCTGACAATGCCGTTTCAATCATTGTCTGAAACGACTTAGTTAGTGCTTCATACACTACAAAATCCCCCGATAAATAGAGGTAGAGTCACCGGGCATAAACAATTTATCACTGGCTTTTTCTGTACTACGTTGTGGTGCCGCGCCACCTTTTGAAGTTTTCTTGTCGCCTAGCGGTTTGGCAGTGTCTACTAGTTTCAATTCAGTTTGCCAATCACCTTCCCAATTGTCGCCAGTATGAGTTAGTTCTTCGATTCTAAAAACTCCTTCTACTGCCTTAGAGTTTAACATTACTCTATCGCCAGGATTTAACATCGGCATAAGTAATGTTTTTACTTTCCAGCCATTCCATTGTTGTTTCGGTTCCGATGATTTACCACCACCAGATTTACCTTTTTCGCCTTTAGCTTCGGCTTTGTCTTCCCGTTCACTATCCGGACTACCAACCATTCCGGATGAAGAAGAAATTTCGATACCCTGTCTAGTAGTTACCATACCTTTTTCAATTACTTGCAATACACCATTTTGAATAGACCACTCCAAACCGCTAGCCTTAGCAGTCTTATCAAGTAACGTTCTAGCAGAACCATAGTAAGACAAACCGTTTTGCCATTCTCGTTCTGGTGCGTCATTCGGTAGTGTTAGTGACAAATCCATCTTCTTAGCCACGTCAGTAAAGATTTGTTTCGATTTAATGTTTTTGCCATAGCCAACTGATATTGTCGTATCACGAATTTCTTGTACACCATCGCCTAAGTTCAACTCTGTTACTATGTCGGGCGGTTCAAATTTAGTCCATGCGTACGTTACACTTC